ATTGATCCAACTTTTATCGCCAGCGTTTTTACTGGAACGCTCGCGACGTTCGGTGTCGTTGCGTCTAAAAAGAAAGAAGAACCCACAGTTAACGAAGAGAAAAAAGATAAATAACTAAACGAATAACACTTTAGATATGGCATCTAAGTCTGGAGACTCATCACTACGCGACTGGTTTGGTAAAAGCAAGTCATCTGACGGCAAGCCTGGTTGGGTTCAACTGGGTGGAAAGTATTCTGGTAAGCCATGTGCCAAGCAACCAGGACAAACTACCAAACCTAAGTGTGGTTCCAGTAAAATGAAACGTGCTCTCTCCAAAGATGAGGAGGAGTCAGCATTCCGTCGTAAGAATACAAAAGACCCAAATCCAAATCGTTCAGGGAAGGCAATCAACGTGAAGACTGAAGAAACTGTTATCGAACGTGCTGATACCTGGCATCCCGATCCTGAGAAGGATAAGAAACTGGGTGGACCTGGTGCTAATGCTCGTGCTCGTGAAGATCGTGCTGATGCAGCAAAACCTAAGACAGATCCTAAGAAACTGAAACCAGGTGAGTCCTACATGGACTACTCCAAACGTCAGAAGGCATCAAAGCAAAAGTCTGGCACTGCTGCTAGTAGATTGAATAAGATGGGTGCTAATATCAAACCCAAAGAGCGTAAGCGCGACAAGATTGGCAGAGCACTTGGTAACGCAATTGATCGTGTTGCTGGTATAAAGAAAGAAGAAGTGCAATTGGAAGGCAAGGGAGAGAAGGATGCTTGCTACCATAAGGTCAAGTCTCGCTATTCTGTATGGCCTTCTGCATACGCCTCAGGTGCCCTTGTAAAGTGCCGTAAGAAGGGTGCAAAGAATTGGGGCAACAGTACTAAGAAAGAGGGTTTCAGTCCAGCACAGATTCGTGCTATGGAAAGTATTGGTGTGATTGAACTTGACGAAGCAGGTAAAAAATGTTGGAAAGGGTACAAGAAAGCAGGCACGCAGAAACTCTTCGGTAAGACCTACAATCGTTGTGTCAAGGAGAACGATCATGGACAGGATCTGGAACACCAGGACAATTCATCTATCAATGAGGCTGCTACTCGGATTCCCACACAGAATGGACAAACCATAGTAGTATATTTGAACTTCCGTGGGAAGCCACTTATGATGCAAGTATTCTTCCCACAAATGAAGCTTCCAAAAAGAAGTGAAGTTCAAGATGCAGTTCAGAAAGTTTATCCTGGAGGACTTCTGCAAACGTATTATCCTTCCATGAAGGATCCCACAAAACCAACATTTATGATGAATGTTGGTGAGAGTATGGAACCTAAAGATATTCAACTTCAAAAACAACAGATTATGTTGAATCTGAAGAAGACTCAGCAAGCAAAGAAGCGTCTCTCCACTTCTATGAAGACGGGTGATAATTCCCAGGTTCAGCAACAGGAAGCAGCTGCTTGGACTCGTAGTGCAGGTAAGAATAAAGAAGGTGGTCTCAATGAAAAAGGACGCAAGTCTTATGAAAGAGATAACCCTGGTTCTGATCTGAAAGCACCTTCTAAGAAGAAAGGTAATAAGAGAAGAGCATCATTCTGTGCAAGAATGAAAGGTATGAAGGCAAAACTAACTTCTGCCAAGACTGCTAGAGATCCCGATAGCAGAATCAATAAGTCTCTTAGAGCTTGGAATTGCTGACAATTTAAAAATAATGGTGCTAGAGGCATCTAAATAATCCTAGACAGTATCATGTTGATACTTATGCTAGGATTTTATCTACTATTAGTTTGTTTTATTCTACTCGTATCTTACGCGGGAATAGAAGATACATGGAGACTGTTCGCCTACGTCGATCTACAGTTGCGTTATGCCTGGATTCGATTTAGGATGTATTTGATGCGTCGTAAATTAGAACAACAACTCATCAAGGATTTACCAGATTACAACAAACTCATAAAGGAATTGAAAAATGACCAACGATAAGGAACTGTCTGATCTCAAACTTGAGAGAAAAGAATGTCCTAAATGTGGTGCTATTTGGATTAACGGCAAGCATGTCTTTAGTGGCACAGCTGCATCATATGACAGAAGTGAATTAGATCTTGCTGGTCTTGTTTGCAATAAACTAGGCGATGATCAATGTATCAATCCATCGAAAGGACTTGATGGTGGACAAACATGGGAGTATAGATCAGGATATATTGATGGTGTATTTGAATCTAAAAAGAAGACTATGACTGACCTTAATGATATGATGGGGTCATAATAACATGTTTGAAAAATGGGGGAAAGACATTGAACCTCCTGAGAGGTTAGTAAGAAAAGATGTTCAAAAAATGATTGATGATGCGATGGACAAACACAATCGCAGAGCAACATTGATTAGCATCATATTGGGATCAATAGCATTGATCGGTTATGCTGATGGAATGCTCAGAATTATAGAGAGATTAAAATGAAAGTTGGAATGATTGGTCTAGGTCGTACTGGTGAAGGTATGTCCCGCCGTATGATTGAAAAAGGAATTGAAGTTTGGGGTTACAGTAGTACCAACTACGAGAATGCCTGTGGACAATATGAAGCAGGACATCTTAGTGGGTGTGTAACTTCACTGGAGTATCTTGTTCAAGCAGTTAAATCTGATAGTAAGCAATACACTAGTGCTGGTAGAATTCCTGGTATTTTTCAGATTACACTCCCAGAAGTAAAAGTAGAAGACATACTTGATGAGTTGCTACCCTTACTTGAGGAGGGTGATATCATTATTGATCATAGCAATAGGGACATATCAAAATGTCAGGAGCTTGAAAAGTATTGCTCTAAGTTGGGAATCTCATATATTTTCTCTAATACATACGGAGCAAGTCATGCTATCAATGCTTGTTCTAAAATTTTCCAATCCTTATCTCCAGGTAATGTTATCTAATGACAAGTGAATTTGATTACGTCGAAGCACCTACAGAAGGTAAGGTTGACAAATGGGGGTTTACAATCAAACCTCCTATTAGTGATGACTTACTAATGCTCAGGTGCTTACAAAATGCTCCATGTGGATGTGACAAGAAGCAAGTTAATCGTCTTTGTCGCGTTATCGAAATAAAACTTGCAGAACCTACGGGACCTGCTAATATATTTCCACAACCTAAACCAGGCGTATGACTTTAGCACATGTCCTACTTTACGGATCACTACCCTTTATATGTGCCACCGCATATTTCGGGCACAGAAGAGGTGAAAATAACTATTATGAAACCGACGCCTACAGAGGAAATGGAACAGCGCATTAGAATGCGATTTGCGTTTGCCATGTCTTCTTTTGGTAGAATGTTTCGTCCAGATCACATCTCTTTAGAAATGAGAGATGTATGTAGAGAGTGGTCTCAGATTGAAGATCAACCACCAGTTGGTGATTTGTACCTGGTTGATAGGTACTTTTTAGAACTATGGAAAACAAGAAATGAATTTCAGGAAGAAACTTAAAAAGTTAGAGAAAGAAAACATTATGTTGAAACTCGAAAATTTAAAGTTAAAAATGGAACTACAAGAATTAAATAGAGAGTGGACACATCCTAGGTCATGTCTCCACAATTCGGATCCCTGGCCAAATCTATAAAAATGAAACCAGAAACTAGTCTTTCAGCAACAATTATATTATCTTCAATTGCGATTTTTGTTGTCTGGGGGTTGAGTCATGCATACCCTACCTGATTATATTCCATTTGTTTTAATAGGATTGGTTTGCTTCCTTGGATTATTTCTATTCATCCTATCGGTTTTTCAAGAATGATGTTACAATTTGCTAGATTTTGCGGAACAGTATTAAACAACCCTTGGGGAGTTGGAGTCTTGGCATGGTGCCTAGTCTTCGTCCCCATTCTTGGTATGTGGGCAGTTCATAAATATGGTTGGGAGCACTGGGAACCGTTTGAGGGGAAATAGGAATGAATCCTGTAATTTTAATCGGTTGCTTTACACCACTGGTTATTATTTTCATAGTAATGAAACTTGTGGTGTGGGTATCTGCAGTTAATACAGAAAACTCTTATGTCGGAAAAGAACCTCTACGAAAACGAGGACCATACGTGGACAATCCGTATGAAGATGTTGACGAGGAGGAAGAAGAATTTACAGATCGCACAGACTATAGATGATGCTCTTTATGAATATTATGTTATAGAGCGTGGGCAAGAAGTTCCCAATTGGAGATATGTGAAAGATCAAGATTGGTGGCAAGAGTATCTAATCAGATTAGGTTTAAATCCAAACAACCCATGAACGACCCAAATCTTCCAGATTATGAGATTAGTCTGAGAATAGAAGACATTAGACTATTGCATCATTCAGTTCAAGAGACTATAAAATTTTGGCCTGGAGCACCAGCACGTCCATACGAGGAGCAAGAGCATCTTTGGCATCTAAGAGATTCTTTATACAGAATAATTTTAGACTATCGATTTAATAAATTATGAATCTTATATTACGTCCCAGTACAAATCTAGATGATCCTGTATGGTCAGTGATTATATGTGTGATACTTGCAGTTGCAGGTGCTTTGTTTGTAGTCATATACATACTAAGAATGGCATTCGCAGAATTAGAAGATGGCAGGACTGACACCACCAAGCAGGAAGAGCTGCTACAACTTCCGAGTAACGGAGATCAATCGTGTTCTTGATGGCGATACTATCGATGTCACTATTGACCTCGGGTTTGATTTATACAAGAAAGAAAGAGTTAGAGTTGCAGGCGTTGATACGCCAGAGAAAAGGACGAGAAACTTAGAGGAGAAAGCACTTGGAATCGACGCAACCAACTGGCTCAAAGAGAAACTCGAAGGCACTTTGGCTGGTGATGATGAGTTGTCTGTTAGGACTGAACTTGTTGGTGGCACTGGGAAATATGGGCGTCTTCTTGGTTGGTTATACATTGGGGACGAGTCAGTGTCCCTCAACGAACAAATGATTACTGAAGGATATGCTCACGCATATGATGGTGGCACAAAGGACATGAACCTTGAAGCACTTCGTGAAATTCGTAGAGCACATGGAACACTAGTAGAATGAATTTTGAATTAGATATGGATGATTATGCGATCATCCTCAATGCATTACACTACTATAAAAAAGTAGAGAAACGTGGAAACTTCAAACAATACAATGAAGATCGTGTCAATAAGTTGAGAGATAAAATGGCATACCAACTAATACCTAGTCGCGATTCTGGACCATGTTAAGTGGAATTTTTGTATTTGGATTTATAACTCTACTTTGTTATGGACTACATATAACATGGCCTATAAAAAAAGGTAAAGGTTAAGATGCAAAAACTAATTAATGTCCTGGCAGTTCTATCCTTTCTAGGAACTGCAACTATCGTAGGTGCTGGAACCTATGTCTATGTGAATAAAGATTCACTTATCGGACAAGCAAAAGAAGCAGCAACTAAGGCAGCAACAGAAGCAGTTGCAGGTGCTCTTCCTG